ATATTCTCCTGCATATATTTAACTTGGACATCATCTAAGTGCATTGTATCTGGATTGAAAGCAAGGCTGACATAATTATTACCCGTCTGGTCTGCTCGCCCATATCTGTTCTTGACTGGGGCTACGCAAAGATAGGTCTCATCACCTTGTTTCATCTGACCAATGGTTAGCACCATTGCTGGTATCTGGTTAACCAGACCCTGAATAGCGCTGCGTGGCTGGCAAGGATAGCCTTCAAATCCTTCCTTAGTATGGTGCAGAACTAGCACGGCTGCATTGGTATCTCTTGCAAGATACTTTAGTTCCTTCATTGCTGCACGCATACCTTGGAATTCTTCGTGTCCATCCATAGCAATATCCATTAAGTTATCTACGACTATAAGTACTGGACTCTTACCCCATACTGTCTCAAATGCAGAGACCTCATCATCTAAATCTTTTAGGGTTGGGGTTGACTCAAACGACCAGAACAAATGATTGTTCATAATCAATATTTCTTCTGCTTTTGTTGAGTCTTTCTTTAGCAACTGTTCGGCTGCTGTTTGTGTGATACCTGTAGACATAGCAACTAAACGCATAGCCATAGTGTGAGCATTAGTATCTGCGCTGAAGTAAAGCGTAGGCACCTTTGCTCTGGCTGCAATAGCAAGAGCAACTGATGACTTGCCTGCACCTGGAGTGCCTGCAACCATAGTTATCTCTGCTCGGCGCAAGATAATTCCTGCTCGCTCAAATGCCGCAAAAGCGGGTGGCAATGGTTCGCCACCCACCTCTGCTTTATTAATGCTGCGTTTAAGTGTGCGCATTACTTCACTTGGTCAGGAGTAAATGTGTTCCACTCTGCTGTGCCAATGCGAACATATGCATTCTTGCACTTATCAAATGCACCTTTAGGTGCTGGGCAGAAGTAACCACGATACATCTTACCGTCTTTACCTGTGCCTTGGATGGCTGTCATCTTGCCGTGAGGGCAGTTCTTGCCACCACCAATGCTAGTTGTTGCGCTGTATTCTGCAGCAGGAACTTCTGTATTAATGATTGATGCGCCTAGTGTTGCTGCAATTTGACCAGTAGACATCGGTGTTGTCTGTCCCTTAACCGCTGACTCTAGTTCTGTATATGCAGATTTGATTGCTTCCAATGCCTCAACTACTAGATTATCAAGTTGGTTTCCTGTTTCGGCACGGACTGTAATCAAACTGCCTGCTGGTGATTTAACTGTGATACTGATTGGTGCTTCGCTTGAAGACACTACCTTCTCCTTACTCTGTGAATGGAGTGACTAGACCCTTTTTGTCTCGCCACTGTCTGACTTTCATTGCAAATTGTACACCCTTCCATCCTTCTGCTATATCAATCCAGACTAATTTGCATAAGCCTGTACCTGCAGGTAGATGAATGATGATTGCTTTCTCTTTGCTAACTTCGCCCCAACTGTCACGGCGACCCGTAGCAATGTCATACGGGGAGCCGTGTGCATATATTGCTAACTGAATTGCTATGTTATTAGGGTGGTCTATCCGACCTGTCTTTATATCTGCAATGAATCTTTCGCCTTTATATTCTACAACTCTGTCTGGTGTGCCAGCAATTTTAAATTTATCTAGCACGCAGAATTGTTCTATAAAGATTTTATTTAGTTGTTTTGTTGCTTGCTCGTAGGCAATAAGGTCCCCTGCCCACTCGTTAGGGACATTTATTTCTTGTCCCAAATCTAGTTTCTCTGCAAATGTATGCAGTGCTGTACCAATAGTGGCTGCTTTACTAGCACCTGCTACTTCCATAGCATCATCAATAAACTTATTGATAGCCATCTTGTCATCTTGTGCTGCGTTAATTGCCAGTAGTAAATCAGTGCGAACTGATAGACCAATTGCTGCCATACGCATCTTCCAAGCAGTGAGTGCTGATGGGTCATCAAGACTATTGGCTATTGTTGTAGCCCTTGTATAGGCTTCTGCTTTGCCACCTTTAGCAGGGCGAATCATTGGTCGCCCATATCTATCTCGTTCTATCTCTACTCGTGACATTCTATTTTTATATCTCCTTTATAGCAAGCAGACTGGAAAAGGAGACTAGTCAGAATCCAGTCTGCTTTACTATAGGGAATAGTATCAGAAGGAAAGGACTTAATACTATTCCGCTTCGGTGTGGCATTGACAAGCACACTGTCTCCTCAATGCTCTGATGCCAACCCAAGAGACACCATTGCATTCCATATGCTTATCTGCCAGACATCTACCAGATGGCAGTGCCTCCACATAATTGTGGTCTGCTATCTGTGGCATTTAGTTATTGCTGCTCAACATCGTGGACATCTATGTTGTAGTCGTCCACTATATTGCCATCAAACTCTACGCTGAGATTATTCTCTACCATATCGCGGGCTTCATCTTCTGAGTCCGCTTCAATGTCTGTGATAGTAAACTCTATGCGACCTGATACTGTCCATAGTCTCTTGAGTTTGTCAGCACCAATGTACTCAAGCAACTCGTTGACATCATCAACCGTGCAGGTAATTTCATTATCACCTGAATCATAGCGTTCATTAAAGAAGTCATAGACATTAATGCGTAGGTCTATGAACTTACTATTTCTATTTTGAAGAAGTCCAATATGCGTATTCAAATCTTTGCGTAGTTGAACACGCTCATCTAGCGCAGACTTAATCATATCATCGGTAAACTTGGTTGTTATACCGTCACTATCTGTATATAAGTATTCCACTTTAGTCTCCTTCTTCTTGTAACCACGCATCAAGGTGATGCGCTTCAATGATGGCACTAGCAGGAGCACTACTATTACCACGCCAACTGATACCTTCTGGTAGTTCAATAGGTCTATCATAATCTTCCTCCCAGTATGCATCAATTGCTTTACTGCAGGGTTCCACCATAGTTACTGGTACTGGCGGATAATGATTAGCAGTTAGATGATAGACAAGAGCCTTTTCTCGTGTAGCAAATGCTGCTAAATCTTGAGCCATATTACTTCGCACTGTAGTCTCCTTAGACTGTTAGTAACTCAAGTGCCCTGATTTTCAGAGCATCAGAGCCACCAGACATCGCTCTGATGCCTGTCTTAGTACCTTTGTCTTGCTTGCCGTGGTCTGCATACTCAATGATGGATTGCCACAAGCCAAACTCAGTACCTCTGATGTTCTCTTGTGTCTCACTGTTGAAGTAAATCTGGCTGGCTATATGTCGTGCTGTCATAGCACGGCTACGCTGAGCCTTCTCACCTTGGCTAAGTAGATTGACTGGGGTATTCTCAATAGCAGATGGCAGAGGAAATACTTTCTTAAAGTAATCCAGAGCCTGCTCTCTTGCTACATCTTTAGTCAATAGTTTGCCAGCAATCTGGCTGTATTCTTCAGCATTACTATAAGACAAGTTAAGGATATGACTTATCTGACTGACTTCTAGTTTGCTGTTGCTGGTATGGCGCAATGTATAAGTAAACTTATTTGTATTTCTATATAGTTTATTTATCTGATTTGCGCAGAACAAACGCTCAATGATTGGCTTGATAACAACTGAACTGCTGCCATCGTGGCTAGTCTTGGCTAGTATGAAGGCTGCGTGTGGGTCGTTAGCCACATTGATTTCATATGGCAGAGAGAGCAACATCCATACCTTTGCTCCTCCGTCATACTCACCTGCTGCTGCATAACGAGCCTCACCTGAATCAATAAGGCTATCTAATGCAGAGAAGATATCTGCGTTCTGGAATATCTGATACTTGTTGCCGACTACACCGATGTTATCTACTTTACCGAACGGTGTTGTCTTGATGACTGCTTGCTTGTTTCTAACTGGTATTGATATTGGCTGACCTGCTCCTGGAATTGTATAGGAGGCTGTCATTGGGTGTAATGATACTGACCAGTCAAGACCTGCTTGTCTGGCTACATCACTGGCTGATGTTGCTGTTACTGCAACACCAGACTTGACCCAGTTAGATAGGTTCTTACTCGGCACTGCTGTTGTCGTTGTCATCTGTCTCCTTTTCATAAATGACATTCAGCACTTGGCTATGCAAATCAGACGCCATTACTTTTAAGAAGTCTGCGTCTATGTCTGCAGTAAATACTCTGTTGAGTAGATTTGCAAGACTATATTCTGGATTGATTGCTAGCACTTCTTGAATAGCATTTTTGGCATCGGCTTTGTCGCGCTCGTAAAGATGCGCGGCAAAGACGGTAGCAATTGGCACTGCTATTTGTTTGTTAACTGTTGTTCCAATTAACAATAGATAATCATATACATCCTCTGGTGAGAATGTAGTATCAGATGCTTCTGTATTAATCCCCATTAAGAAGTCTCTTATCTGAAGATTTTCATTGGTAGCAATTGCTACTTCTGCAATGTGCTTAGCCTCTGGTGCTATGTTTGCACGCATATTACATAGCGATGCTCGGATATCATTGATGATACGAACATTAGTTTCTTTATCTTCTGGATTATATAACCCAGATTGGGCTAGTAGTTCTGTATCTACATCTACCCGTAGTTCTTGTATTAATGACACGCTAGTCTCCTTTGTTAATTGCTGCCGATATTACTCTTACATCATCACACCACGAGTCGGCACCTTGTCCGACGAGTGGGTGTTCTGAGTGTTGCTCTACTATAGTCATAGCCTCTGACATAGACATAGCAGTTACTATGTAGTCAACTTCTGCTGTTACTTTGTATTGACTCATAGATATTTGCTGATGCTGCCGTAGGTTGCAGTGCTGATGTGTTCATCTTCGCACATATTAAGAAGGCGGATAGCATTCTCTATCTCTTCTTTGTTATCTTTGTATTGCCAATCGTGAACTACATTATAGTCTTTGCTTGGTTCTTTAGGTAAAGAACTTGGTTTGGCAAATGAAACTTGCACGGCACCATATCTTACTTCAATATTTGTTGGTGTAGCAGATTTCACTTTTGAATACACAAGTTTAAGCCACTTGTCATACTTAACCGAGTATTCTTTTTCTAGTTTATCTTGGTTCTTGTAGTCTTCCTCAAGTTTCTTGAGCGACTTTTCAAGGGCTGCAATTACTTTCTTGCGTGGCACCTTGACATTCACGGTCTGTCCGCGTCTTGCCATTGATAGTCTCCTTTGTTTGTTGTGTTGGGTGGTGCCGACTACGACACTCTTACTCGGGTATCATTGCGAACCCAACACTTCTTTATGCATATGTCAGGCATAAAGAAATCTAATACCATTTATGCTTGCGCCAGTGTGCCCAAGCAACTGATGGTTTGCCATAGCGATGTTCAATATAAGCCAAGCCACGAGCAATCTGCTCGGGCGCAGGCGTGTTAGGTGCTAGTCCTAACAACTGTGGTATGCCGAAGGCTGATGACTTAGGGTTGTCTGCTGTATGGTCCCAAGCAGATTCTTTACCCCATAGTTTTTTAAGCGCACGGAATTCTGAGTTATCCCATTGCTCATACTGTGCTGAGATTAGAGCCTTCGCATAGTATCTGCTCAAGGATTTCGTCCATCTGATTTCCTTGCGGTGCTTCTGCACTGACTCGTCGCCGTCTATCCACTTGTGCTTGACCGTATCTGCCCACGATTGTATGGGAAATATGGCTGACGAAAGTGTCAATAGCCAACTGACAAGCGCTGCTAATTTCTTTTTCATTTAGTAGCCCATCTGTATATGCAATATCCAATTGCAATGAGGTATAGCCAGGTGATTCCTGTTGGGATGTGTGGAAAGATAACTTCATTTACTTGTTCCACACCTGTTCTCCTACCTTATCCCAAGCAGCCAGTGATACTGGTGCTTCGGCTATTAGGTCTTCTACTACTTCATTAATCTTATTGACTTCTACAATAAGACTGTCTAGCCAAGATGCTATCTCGGCTAGGTTTAGTAGGATGTTTTCGTCTCTCATTATGCACCGACCTTGCTGAAGGCGCAGTTTTGGCAGAGATAATACTCGTGCTCATTGCGGTCTTTGGTTGGGACTACTAAATCCCAGCCACATTTTTGGCACTCGGCTTTGAAATACTTATCAGTCGTTGACATCTGAATAGTCCCCTTCGTTCTCATTAACTCGCTCTTGTCCCCATAACTGTTGCCAGCAGTCTGGATGGACGCCACTAATTATCTGCTCTCGCAGTGGAATAGTCAAGGATTTAAATGCAGTCTGAACATACTCACCTCTGAGATAGGTGAATAACTCGTCTTCGTCTACCATAATGGTGCCTGTCTTTAGGCAGACTGGGCACCGTCTTGTGGCATACACGGTCATCATAGGCTTGCTCCTTTGTGCTCATCCCAATACGCTCTGGCTGAGCGTTCTATTTTTAACATCCTTACTGTGTTCTCATAGGCTTGGCGATATCTGATGTGGTAGTAACTAGATATAGCAGTCGTAGCCATCAGTGCTACGAGTGCTATGGATACTGCGATGAGGTCTAATTCTGATAGATACATATAATCTGCTCGCTTTACTCTTTGTGGTACCTGACTGCCTTTGCATTAAAGGAAAGCAGGGCAGAGACCGAAGCCCCTGCCCTGCGCGGTGGTTCCTAATCTAGGAACTCTAGTTCTGTGACTATCTGATTGTCATACCAAGTGGATTTCTTGGTGGACTTATCTTCACGAACTGTGGTGGTCATATAACCTGAGAGGGTTACTTTGAACTCCGAATTGCTTGCGAGGCGCTTGCGAAGTTCTGCCAAGATTGCTGGGTCTTGGAAGGTTACCTGACGAGATGCGACGAACTTCTCACGAACTGTGCCATCTGGGTTGATGGATGCTTGGCGAGATTGAACGATACCTTTTGCAATGTTGCCGTAGTCATTGACTGACTTTAGCGTTGCATTATGAAACGAAAATGCGTTCACGGTTAAGCCTTTCTACTTAGAGTTGTTGTCGGCGAAGCCCCCGACACCCTGTCGGGGGTCGCCGTTGTGCGAACTAGTTGCAGTTTGGGCAGGCAATTGCCTTGTTGTGAAGATAGTGGCACTGCTCGCAGACTGTCTCATTATCGGTGACGGTGAGACTAGTCTCAAGGTCAATGATGCGGTCTGCAAGTAGTGAGATTGGGTCAAGGAATTCATACCGCTCTTCAACCTTACTACCATCTGCGAGGATGGCAGGACGGCGAAGTTTGGTGATTGAACCAACCCAGTCGTGATTGGACACCGTAGTCTCTGTTTGGGACCAGACAAAACGGTATTGGAGATTGCCCTCATCAACTATCTGATGGGCAATATCTATATCCCTAGCATCCTTGAGTTCAAGGCAGTCGGGACAAAGGTCATAAAGTGCTTGGCATTGGTAGCACATATTTGTTACGGAGATGCCATTGCTCTCTGACATAGGAACCTTTCTGCAGATAGGATTTCTATCTACACTACTCAGACCTGCGAACCTTCGGTTCGCATAGCCACCCAGATATAGAACATTATTTATAGACCGAGCGCCCAGAATCTGTGTTATTAGAAGCGAGGCAGACTGACTCCTGTATCAGTCCCCTCAGAACTGTATCTGTAGCCTGTGACTGATAGAACTGAGTCTACTTTGACCCGCCACTGATTAATGGCGGGCTAAACTGTATGAGTATCTCTGAAAAAGATTTTCCCGTACAAACTAAACAGCCCCTATGCCCTGTCCTATTATGTCCTATTTTGGTATAGTCTATTCTGTGATTTACATAACAGTTTGGTTATAAACCGTTCGGATTGGCTGTTTGAACGGATTAATACTATATAGGGGCACAAAGTGCCCACTGATAGTAGCAAGCCCTTTAAGGCTTGCGTTACAGAACTGTATTGCTGTCTGTTTCTAACTGTCTGTATAACTATCTGTACTGTATGTAGATGGGACCAGTCTGTGACTTTTCAGAAGGGCAATAACAACCCTAGGACAGAGGCTATGGCAGCCGCAAAGGCTAAAGTAATAGCCCTTGTATCTGAGGGTTGGACACCGCATAAGGCGATGGCTGAGGTTGGCAAGCAACCTGACACCATCCGCATCTGGTGTCTAAGAGACCCTAAGTTTGCTACAGCCTTGGCCCAAGCCAAGGAGGACGCCAAAGAGCATTCCCTAACCGCCCTAGGTATTGCTAGGGATGATATTAGTTTTCCACAGTTCTCTGAGATGTTTTTAGAGCAAAAAGTCTTTAAGCATCACCAGGACTGGATTGATTTATTAGAGGGCCAGGAGCCTAGTTGGCTCCACGAGTCTATGATTTATGAGAAAGGCGACCCCCACCGCCTTCTTGTAAACGTGCCACCTGAGCACGCTAAGAGTACGGTGATTACGGTCAACTACTCTACTTACCGCATCGCTCTCAATCCCAACGTTAGAATCATCGTAGTTTCTAAGACGCTTGTCAAAGCACGTGAGTTCGTGTATGCCATCAAACAAAGGCTGAGCCATCCGCGCTGGTTAAAGTTGCAAACAACATTTGGGCCAGAAGGGGGTTGGAAGGAAGACTCTGACACTTGGCGCGTTGACACCGTTTACCTTGGGGGCGATGCTCGTAACTCATCTGAGAAGGACCCGACTATCCAAGCCCTAGGTATGGGTGGACAGATTTACGGTGCTCGTGCTGACCTGATTATTCTAGACGACTGTATAACTAC